ATTTTTTTGTCATTTACATTGAACTCAAAACCTTTGAACTCTCCGCTAAATACATCGTTCGTTTTTTGGTCAAACCATTTACGTTTACGATTGTTCTCCTCCTCGATTGTCTTTGCCTGCTTAGTATATTGCTTATAGCTTTCATATACTTCTCTCTCTTCATCAGGAACTAATGCCGTGCTTGACTCAAGTGGCATTTTATATTTCTCTTTCTGAGAGTTGAAATATTTCTTGGCTTCAGCAAGAACTTTCTTTTTTGCGATTTTTACTCTTTTAATGGTTGTTTCTTCGTCCAAATCCTCATCGTATCTGTACTCATCCATTAATGTCTCAATGTCATCACTATCAAGACCCTCCTGTGTAGAAGTTAAGTATTCTTTTAAAAGTTGGTCAGGGTCCATTGCGTCAAAGTCTTTCTTTAATTTAAGAAAGTCTTCAAAGCCACGCCCTGTCTCCTTTTTATATTTCATATAAGCAGCCACATCTTCAGGTAGTGGTTCAGATGCTTCTCGCTCTGCCACTAAATCATCTAAAGAGTTTATTTGCTTATTATATCTCTTACCAATATATGAAAGAACGTCTTCATCTTTTAAATCAATACCAACTTCCTGAGGTTGAGGCTCGGGTTCAGGCTCCGGGTCATTTTGTATTGGCTCCGGTTCCGGATTGTTATCTTGACTTAAAGATTCTTCGTGTTTATCAAGTAATTCCTTTTCGACCTCTTGAACACTTTTAGGTTCAATAATGTCTAATGCTCTAACTTTTAATTCCATTTGATTTAATTTAATTTATACAAACTTATACAAAAATTTTGACATTTTTATCGAGGTTCAAATTCCGCCATATCAAAGCCATCTAAACTATCCTCATTTGACTCAAAGTTCATTGGAGGTAGATTATTTTTTCTTTGATTGATTAATTTGGATTGCTCGGTATTTTGTTGACTAATTCTTTTTGCTTTCGCATCTTCTTTCATTTTCTCTCTTTCAGTTAAATTGCCAACCTCTATTCCTTGCAATTGCATATTGTATTGGAACTCTTCTCTCATAAGTAACGCTTTCATTTCAGCTTCCTTCTCAAGTTTCTGAATTTCAAATGCCACTTCAGCTTGCTTAATCTGCATCTTAGAGTTTGTCTCCATTTCAATCTTTTGCATTGCAGCTTGAGAAGCCATCTCTTGAGACTTCAATTGTTGCTGAGCAATAATTGATTGCTTCTGCATAGCCATCTTCTCTTCACGTTCTTGGTTTCTAACTCTCTTAACCTTAAGTAATTGGTTAGCCAATTTAAGATTACGAATCTCACGGATGTCAATAGCGTCCTCAAGGTTGATGTCACCTTTAGAAAGTGCCATCTGAATGTTAGCCTCAAGTTGTGCTTTTTGCTCTTCATCAGGAGAAACCTCAATGAATATACCAAAGTCGTAAATGTATAAGTCGTTAATCTCGTTTAAGATTGACACGTTGTATTTACCAATTTGATTGATAAACTCATCCTTAAAGTCTGAGTACTCTAATATATCGCCAACCCTGTAAGTAATAGCTTCAGCTAATGAACGATATATAAACAATGAAGAGTCAAGGATATGTCTTGTTGCTGTATTAGAACTTAATGCAGCTAACTTCTGAACACCAACCAATGCGTTAGGGTCAGGGGTAGAACCATCTCTTGCTTCGTTAAGACCGGTCACCGACCTAATCATATCAATGTAGTGATTCATATTGGTGATTAACATCTGCGTTTTAGCTGCACCTGAGTTAGATGTCAACTGAGTGATAGGCACTCTTGCATTGTTAAAGTCACCATCTTGAGTATAGCTTCTACCAATTACACTACCTGTTTGGAAATATAATCTAAGTGCATCCTCAGGATTGTATGCGTTACCCGTACCTAAGTCAATTTCATTTAAGCCATCAGCATCAATGAATACACCATCAGGTACAGTACGTGCAATAACTTGTTGTAGTTTTAAGTGCGTAACCTGAATCAAATCAGCGAATGGTATCATTCTGCGACATAGTGATTCAATAACTCCTTTGTACATACGAGGAGCACAAGCTACATAGTTTGGTAAAGCGTGTTGAGACGCTGACTTAGGACGAACCATATTCTCAGACATCTTCCATTGTAATAGGATGTTAGTACCCATTACCATAATACCTTCATACCAAACGTCAATTGTTTTTTCAATCTTTTCAAAGTTACCTTCCTCCATCATTTCAGTCGGAGGGTTGAACTTTTCATCTTTCTCAATTACACGAGTACCACCATTCTCAAGATACTTCTTTTTATAGACAACTTTTTTAGTCGTTTTATAATTGAAATACATAAGAGTGCAAGTGTCTCTATAGAACATATCATTCTCGTAGAACTGCGCTACGTTGTAGTAGTCATACCACGATTGACTGTATTGTGTAATCTCTTGTAAATCTTCTCTTGTTAATGATTGGTCAATCTTCATTAACTCTGTTATTGGAAGCGTTTTAATTTCACCCCAATAAAAACAATCTTTAAAGAATGGGTCTTCTGTATAGCTGTATACAATGTTAGCAGGGTCTACGTAAGAAATCTTAACGCCTTCTCCTTGTAAGAACTCGTGCTTAGCTACACCAATACCAATAACAGCAATATCATAATCCAATCTCTTTCTGATGTCATCATAATGATTGTCATCAAAGATTGTATTGATTGCAGTTTCTTCGGCTATTTCAATTGCAGGCTTATAATGAAGCTGCATATATAATGATAACTCTTCGTCTGTTTCAGGAAGTTCTTCAGGGTCCATCATAAATGGGTCTACTCCTGTTAACTCTTGAATCTTTGTAAGAACAGGTTTACCTGCCATTTGTGTCTCAAGCATTTCTTGATACTTACTTCTCTTTGATTGAGACATCGCATCTTGCGCATATGCTTTTACTTTAAATAAACGGTCAGACATTCCGTTAACAACAATATCAATAAACTTTGGAAGGATAGGAACAGGAGTCCAATCTAAATTTAGATAAGATAAATCTCCGTCAATCGCTAATTCATTTTTGTATTTAGCAATTGATTGTTCTCCACGTGCATACAATCTAAGTCTACGAAAATCTCTCCATTGACCATAGTATCTACACGAGTTACCATCTTTACGGAACCACTCATATTGGATGGCTTGCCCGACTTGCAACCCAAATGCATCAGTTGCTTTTTCAGCATCAGTTGCCATTTGACTTGGAAATACTGCCGTGTTTATGTTGATTGTTACATTTTTCATCTAATCAATTGACTTGTTGTACCTTCGTTCTTATATTTAGCGAAGTTAATAATTAATTTTGATTCTTTTTTCTCAGAAACATATAGATGCTTTTGGTTAGCCATAATGGCTAAACCCGAACTAATAGAGGCATCAAATTTAGTTCTATCAGAAATGTCAAACTTTGCCCAATCCTCAAGCGTTCTTGTGAACGGCATTGTACCCATTTGTTCCGGGTCTCTATATTTAGCTTCTAAATCAAATCCTATAAACTTCTCAATATACGACTCAATGGCTGCAGCGTGCGCTTGCTTAACATCCTCAGATGAGTTTGGTATACCACCTAACTCCCGCTCAGTCTTTGTCAGCTTTGCCATTTGCTTGTCAGGTCTATTGATTGAGAAACCTCTGTAACCTCTGTTTTTCAAATGATACAAAAGTCTCGGTTTGTTATTCTCTACTAAGATAGGCATTCCATAGAAAACACAAGCCATTAATACTTCCTCAAAAAATATTTCTGCTGTTTGTGGACGGGCAATATACTCCAAGAAAAACTCATTGACAGGCGCATCGTCCATATGGAACTTAGTCATACCGTGCAAAGAGCCATTAGACCCCCTGCCTCCAACAACCGCTGATATGTCATAAGAGTCACATCCAAAAGAGCCAAGGTGCTCGTTACCGGGATACTTTATCCCATTTCGGATGTGTATGTTGTTTTGCATATGCTTAGGTGGTGCCCAACTTATATTGAACCTACCTCTTGGGTCCGGGGTCCAAACTACCTGCGTATCCTTAATACCATCCTTCCAAGAAAACATTCCTCGAGTAAGGTAATGCTCTTTAATCATTGAGTCGTTATAGTCAATCTGCTGATATATCTTGGTCAGGTTAAACAAGGCTTGCTTGCTCTCATCACGAAAAGCGTGAGACTCTGTACGTGGGAACTGACGGTAAAACTCGTTCAGTGCGTCAGCATCATTTTTCAATGAGTCAACCTCCGCTTCCCAATAGTCAATGGCTCCGTTCTTTATCATAACACCATCCACACCCATAATAGGCTCCTCAGGTTTACGAAACACAGGATGACCATACTTGTCAATGAATCCCTCCATATTCCACTCCATCGGAATAAATATGGCATATAGACCACTCTTGGTCTGCCCGTTGGCGTTACGGATTTTTACATTTGAGTCCTCGTAAATATCTTTATAGTTCTGCCCGCCTTTGCTTAAAGCATTGGACGTTGAACCCATCATACACTTGCCAATAATCTTACTACCCAAGCGAAGACAGGTTTTGGTTACACGCCAATTCTCTTTAATGTTTACAGGCTTAGTCCATTTAGCAGACTCATCGTGAGCCAAGAATAGTAGCTTCTCTCCATCGTATGAGTTATCCTCAGTATTCTTCCAATCTATTGATGTATCAAGTCCATCGACATCATTGTCGTCAGTCTCATACATATTCTTCTTGGTAATCTTTGCTGCCGGTACCCTATATGCCAACTCAGTTTTTGGCTTGTCCATACCATCCATCACCGGTTTGAAAAAGAATGGTAGACGGCTATTGATAGGTACAACCTTATCGGTGAACATCTTCTTAGCATCGGAACCCGTCTTAGATAAGATACCTATACGTGCGTCACGTGCGAGCGTACCTATGTTCACGCACTCTGAGGATGACATAAACGAGAACCCCGAACGTCTAATCTTTAGGTATATCATACCAAATGACCTTGGGTCTGCACGACAGGCTTCCCAAAATATCCAATAGATTCTATTGGCTTCACGAAAGTCAGGATAACCCACGTCAATACTTGACCATTGCAAGTACATATAATGCGAGCCGGTTATGTAGGTTTTGACCCCATTGTTCATAAACCAATATCCCTGTTCACGGTAGTCAAACTCCTGCTCTATATAATCGACCCAACGGTCTTTAAAATCTTTTGGCTTTTCATTCCATTGAAATATGGATTGTATCTTGGCTAACTCACGGGGTAATGGCTGACGCTCCCAATACTGTTCGGCTTTAGCGGAGTGTCTTTGAAGACACTTATCAGGAGCAAGTGGAAGAGCAATAATTAATCCTGCTATCTCTACTATCTGTCCTATCTGTCCGGTCTTTGAAATTACAACAACATCGTATTGGTCGTTATACCCATATAGCCACGACCTCACTCTATTTTTGTTAGAGATAACGGCAGCCGGTATATGATTATCGACTATACGGCATAGATTATTGTTTTGACCTTCTTTCTGCAAATCCTTGTTTTGTATCTGTTTTACTTATTCCTCTTTCAACGGACTCAAGATTTTCTTTCTCCGCTTCTATTCTACTCAGTATCTCAAACGCATCAAAGATGGCTAACTTCTTAGCTGCTGCTGCATTCTTCATCTTATCGGCAGACACATCTGTATCTGACTCGGTATTAATAATATCCTCTTCAGCCACCTTTACAAGATGGTTGACAGCTTTGTAACCCGCTTCAATAATTCGTAGTTTTATTTCTTTAGTATCTCTCATTACTTAGCTTTTAAAAATACTACCTGAACCAATCTTGCATCTTCACCCTGTCCAAAATTCTCAAAAATATTCCTCGAGTGCGGAAGAACCGAACTGAATGCTATCATACGATTGAACTTAGAGTACATTGTAAATATAGGCTTTTCATCATTGTCATATATTGTTGTACCATCTGCATTTGGTGACTCCTCGTTTAGATAGAGAATGCAAGTAAGGTCACCCATCATCTCATCCGTATGGATAAAGTTGGGTTCTTTCTGACCCTCAGGAGACTTTCTAACAAAATTGAATGCTACTTTATAACCATTAAATAGTTCACGGCAGTATACGGCAAACTCATCGTTAGCGTCTCTTGGCTGAATGTTTTTGAAAACGTTGTCACCATCTGCCACGTCTTGAAACCCGTGCAAGTGTATATCTGATACATAGGATATTGGGTCTTTGATAATATTGTCGAATGTGATTAGATTCATAGTTTGATTGTTATTTGATGGTCATACATCCGATATAACTTCTCATCATCTACGGTAAACTCGTATTCACTATCCGGAGAAAAGCAAACCATATCACCTGCTTTAATGCCTTTATCAATCAAATATTGATTGGGGTACTTCATTATACCAACAAGTGGCTCATTGGTAAATGGCTTCTTGATATAGCTTTGTGTAGTGGGGATAGGCTTGACAAAACAAAATCTATCATAAGCGTTCCACGTGGAGTCCTGCTTATACATAAAAAACTGCTCCGTCTCTATAAAGAATAGGTCGTCTTTAAAAAAAGACTTGCCACTCTTTTGCCTACCCCGCATATCATTATAAAACTTAAATACGTTATGGTGCACAAGTAAAGTGTCACCTCGTTTAATGGGTCCTTTATACCCCAATGGAAGTTCAACGACCTCTGCAAATCGATTAGAGAACTTGTGGTCCTCCTCAGATGTACTGACAATAAGTTCAATACCTCCTATCTCTTTTGTGTTGTCGTATCGCTTTCCATTAACCGGCTTGGCTATGAAATAGAATGGCGACCTCATTAGATGTTGATGTTATATTCAATGGATATAGGAATGGTGGAATTGAACTCTTTCCAAAGTACAACCTCCGCCTTCTCGTTTATGATGTAAATCTTGATAGATTGCTTCTCTATATCAAATTTGATAAGGTGTATTTCGTTAGTATCGCCAAGGACTTTCTGCCCTACAAGATAGTGCATAGCACCACCCTTATAGTCCGGTCCTATTGATATTTTACGAATATCCATTAGAGTTCTTCCTCTTCTTCCTTAACAAAAGTGATTCCTGTAGTCCAATCTTCAAGAAACGTAAACTTCTCTAATCCATTGGTATTGATAACCTCAATAGGTTTGAAGTCAAATTCTTTCTCGTTTAAGGCTTCAATGTCTTTGGTCAGCTTCTTTACGCCTTCCTTATTGAATTTGTATTCACCTTTTTCGTCCATTAAAAGAATACCCTTGTCATCCGTTGCGGCATTATCCAAACGTAACTCATCACGCTGAGCGTTATAAGATTCGTGGAAAGGCTTAACCTTTTCGTACAACTTGAATAACTTCTTCTGAACTTTTGTTTCTTGTCCGCCAATAACAGCATTGATAGATGCTACTAAAATGTTTAGGTCTTTGTACTTCATTTTATTTGATTTGATTTAATAATGTAAAAGTAATAAATATTTATTGAACTACAAAGTTGGAGGTGTAGGTTGTGGTAACCAAGGTAATGGTAATGTCACCTCAACAGGGTTAATTTGTAGCGCAATGTTAGCCTCAAGACTTGCCTGCATAGCTTCCACAGGAAGGATTTCTTCTAACCATCCAATAACTTCAGCCTCAGTTACATCAGCGTAAGGGATAAAGTCTTGTGGATTTGGTTGTGCTACGCTTGATGCACCATAGGTGTCAGCGAAGTAAGTTTTGTCTCCATCTACTTGTGTTGCGTTATAACGCCAATGTATTACATTGATAACGTCAGGTAAACCTTCTGATTCTACAGCGCAATTTAATTGGCTGATTACCCATTCAAATACTGTTGTTGCCATTTTTATTTGTTTTTTAAAGTGTCTAATTCTTGTTTAAGTTCTTTAATTGCATTTACCAAAGCTGAATAGATAGCGTCTTTTTCAAGTCCAAGATACTCTCCTTGCTTTACTGCATCAGGCATTATTTCTTGTACTTCTTGTGCTATGAATCCAAATTGCTTACCATTGGTTCCATCTTTCCAATTATATGAAACAGGATTTAATTTTAATATATCAGATAGACCATAGGTAAGTGGTATGATATTGTTTTTTAATCTTCTGTCTGAAGGGTTGGTATTGGTTAGGAATCCTGCATTTGAGTAAACAGTTCCTGTACCTAATGCTCCAACATATACACTTCCAAATGCACCTATCCCATTTACATAGAACTTAGCTCCTTGAGTGGTTGCTGTTGCATTTACTAATAAATCACCACCACTTGTTACACGCATTTTCTCAGTTAAACTCCCTGATGTAAGATTATAAAAACGCATTGAAGTTCCATTTGAAATGTCATTATTAACTTCTATGCCTCCATAATTATTTGTTGAACCATCAGTATTAAAAAGTAAATAGCTTGAAGAACTTGCTCCTCTAATACGAATATTCCCTTGAACATCTAAAGGCACATTAGGGTTAGTGATTCCAATACCTACGTTACCGCCATTAGATTGTAAAACAATAGGCGCTATTCCTGTGCCATAAATATTCCCTTGTATCCAAGCGTAAGAAGTAGAAGATGCACCAAAAGACATACCTGCATTAGAACTATTCCTAACTATAAAACTACCAAAACTTGTTGCGGTATTACTTCCTCCAACAACTTCTAAATTTGCACTTGGCGATGTAGTACCTATACCTACCAAGCCATCAGAATTTATTCTCATTCTTTCGGTAGGTGAAACACTTGGATTAGTACCATCTGTACCATTAGTGTTAAAAGTAATTTCACCTAGATACCAAGCAGCGCTATTTTGATTTCTAAATAGAATAGAAGCCATTTGAGCAAGGTTATTATTAGACAATCTTGCTTGTCCTATTATACCACCTTGAACTGCATTTGGAACACCGTCTGCACCACCGTTTGTTAATGTAATGTATTGTGTTGAACTTCCTGCTAAATTTAAACGAGTTACAGGACTCGTAGTGCCTATACCTATGTTACCGCTTGAGGTTATGCGCATACGCTCGCTTCCGCCTGTGCCAAATGTCAAAGGACCATAAGAACCTGAACCTAAATAACTAACTGCTATGCTTGCTCCATTAGATGGTGTTGGGTCAGCATAAAATTGTAAAGTTGCTGATGTTGTTTCTCCCCCTGCGTTTAATCTAATAGTTCCATCAGATTGAATGCGCATACGTTCTAAAAGAACATTTGCATTAGAAGCATCTGCGGTTCTAAAACTAAAAGCACCTGTATAAAATTGTCCATCAGTTCTTACTGCAATCTGAGCTATATTATATTCGCTTGGATATAATTGCTTGTATGTTGTAGTTGTTACATCTGTTGATGTTGAGAATACTGTATTTCTTAATTCATAACTCCCCCCACTTGTTATGCGCATACGTTCGGTGCCGTTTGTTGAAAACGCTAGTGGCAAATACCCTGCCGATGTTCTATATGAAACACCTATAGTTGGAACTGAACCATTATTATCTAAAAATATTGCAGAATCATTAGTAGCAGCCTCAACCCAAATTCCTTGTGAATATGATGCAGTTGCTTTAACTATAAATGGATGGAAAACACCACCACTTGTCCCACCACTTGTATTAATACACACCTGCCCCCCACTTGTTATGCGCATACGTTCGGTGTTGTTAGTAGCAAAAACAGTTGGGTAATTATTATAATTCCATATATAGCTTATATCTCCTGTATGCCCAACATAAAAACCATTTGCTGCTCCCGTTCCTGTGTTTGCAGTTTGATAAATAGTTGCTGCATTTGAGCCGTATATTGTTAATCCAACATTTGATGGAACTGTATTTCCAATTACTACATTACCTCCACTTGTTATGCGCATACGTTCAAAGCCACCGCCTGTGTAGAATGAAGTAAAACCTATTGCTCCTATTTCAATACTTGTACTTGTTGCTCCAATGTATCCTCTATTAGTGTCTGCCGTTTTAAATCCAATACCTGCATAGTTCCCCGCACTTGAGTTATTAATTGTTATTTCAGTATTTAATGAACCCGTAGCAGTTGTTGTTCCCACAAGTACATTCCCCACACTTGTTATGCGCATCTTTTCACTCCAACTTGCGCCTGTTTCAAATGCTAAATCAGTAGAAGAAGATAATGTATATTTTGAAGCATTGGCATAATTAAAGCCCCATATAGTCGAACTTCCGTTTGTAAATACTAAAGCCGATGACGATGTAGATGTCTTACCAATAGTTAAGGCATCAAAAGCTGATATTGTATTATTGTTTGGCGATGTAGTACCTATACCTACGTTGCCCGATGTATTAATATACATCTGCGGAGCATTGTTATTAGTAAAAAATCCAATAGGATGGTTTGATGAAGTACCAAATGATGCATAAGTATTTGACGCTTCAATATATGTTCCAATAGTTACAGTTCCGTTAGTATTTGTTATTCCATAAGTTCCTGCTGTACTATTAACTTGTAATTTAGTTCCGGGCGATGAAGTACCTATACCTACGTTACCTTGAATGATAGCACCATTTGCAGGAGCATTACTACTTTGATAACTTGAACCAACTAATATACCACCATTCCCATCAATAGTAAATCTTTTTACATCATCTTGGAATATAGAAGCACCCCATTCCGAACCTGCGCCATCTACACCAAGTCCAATGCTATGTGTAGGAAAATCAGCAGTTATGAACCTTGCTATTTGGTTATTTATTGTTCCACCAACTACCTCTAATTTAGCCGTTGGACTTGTAGTACCTATACCCACATTACCATCTCCTCTAATATATAAATAAGGAGATGTTCCTGCTGCATTTCTAACATAAAAAGAAGCATCTGTAGAAGTTGTTCCTGCTGTTACTAATAAACCATAAGATTGTCCTGAAGTAGTTGACGCTAAAATAGTTTGTGTCCAATTATTTGCAGTTCCCGTAACTTGCAACCTACCGCTATTGGTGCTTGTACCACCTAACAAAAGATTCCCACTCGCATCTAACGTCATTGCTTGGGTAAAGGATATAGCGTTACCTGCCGTTCCTGAAGGAGCTTGATGCCATTGATGCTGACCGTCATATTGCCTATAAAATGTTGCAGCATTAGTTAGATTATATATATAATTCGTACCATCATAATAACCATTTGCAATCCAATCAACTGAACGGCTACCAGATTTCCAAATAGCACCATTACCAATTTCAAACGCAGTTGAACCACTACCCCACGCACTTGGTGTTACTCCTAAACCTAAATTGCCTGAAGCGGTAAGTATCATTTTTGCACTTGAATTAAATCCAAATTGCATAGAAGCTACTCCATTTGCAGTATCTCCTGCCGTAAAAATATCAGCGTAAGTTCCTGCACCGCTTCCTCTTTGCATTAATAAATGCGTTCTTAAAACAGAAGTATTATCTGTTCTTGTTGAGATATAATAACCATTACTTAAAAAAACATTGCTACCATCATCTTGTAAACTACTATTCCCTATTGTACTTGTACCTGTAAACTTAGGTAGGTAGTTTGTAGTACCTGTACCTGTTACCGGATTAGTTAAAGCACTTTGCTTATTATTAAACGTGTTCCAATCAGTACTTGACAAGAACCCGTTTGAAGATGTACCTGATTGGGTAATGCTGATAGCACCTGTACTACTATTATATTGAAT